TTTAACTCGACCCTGAGCGTATGCAGCCATAATTTCATCTTGTAGCTGGTAATAACGATCTGGGTCTTCCAGTTGTAAACGGATTAGATCCGCTCTTCGATAGACCTTTGCAGAAGTAGCACCAGTATTAGAGCCAACATCAACTGTAGCTGACTTGACTGCTGCCTTCTGTGCCGCTTTAATCTCTGGCGCAGGAGCAGAAGCAGGGGCTACGGCTTTAGGTTTAACATAATTCCAAGTACTAAGAAGTTCTGCTGCAGAATCATAGTCCATATTTGCATCAGCCGCTGCGTATAAACGCAAACGAACTGGAGAGGCTTTCACCCACTCAGCAAATGCTGGGTCTCCTACAGTAGACTCAAAGTCAGGGAACTCTGTCTTTAGCCTATTTAATGTTTGCATCCTACGAATCTCAGCGACTTGTTCTTTAGCCTCTTTGACTGCAGGATGATTCTCTACTTCCTTGCGTACTGCCTTCTTCGGATCTTCAAAGAAATCGATCTCGTCTTCTTTTGTGACCTCAACTTCTTTCTTATTGTCGAGTTGTCGCTTGATGAGTTCGTCTGCAAGCTTGCGTACTTCACCAACTTCTTGGGCTTGTCTACCAATTAACTTCTCAGCCTCTTGGTGCATCCTGATAATTTCATCAAGACTCTTGCCCTTGTACTTGGTTGGAAGATTGTCCTCTTCAGGAGCAGCTTCCTGTACAGTTTCAACTTGAGGTTCTTCAGCTACTTGCTGAGTCTCTTGCTGAGTAATATCACTTGCTTCAAATAACTCTTCTTGCGTTTCGGTAAAAGATGCGGTCACATTATCCTCCTGTCCACAACGGATTCTAGGAACTTTAAAATGTCACTTGGAATCAGCTTTGCTGTTTCTTGTAAGCGACTCTAGTTGCTTCTTCGTGTTTTCTAGCCCACGCATCACACGCTGAAGGAAACGCACCTGTGATGCCCTCCAGACTGATACGGGGTGACGAGATAATACGAGAAGCTTCATTGCGACAATGTGGACACTCTATAGAGCGTACCTCATCATCGACCAATTTTTCGGTGAGGTGGTCCTTAGCACACCTGAACTCAAATATCCGTTTCATCTGTTAACTCCCTATAGGCTTCTTCCGAAGTTTGCTTAAGGTTTATTACCCAGTTTAGGATATCTAACTGTCCTTTGGCGTAGTACAAGTCCTCAACACCTGTCAATCTTTCGATCTTGTTGTAGGCATCCAACATCTTCTGGGTGTCTTCAATAAAATCTTTCCATCCTTTTGAGGCCATCAGGTCAAACCTAGCCTCGTAGTACTCCTGAATGTCTTTATCCACAGTTTCTCCTATCTAGGACTGTGTTGTATTTCTACAACATATAATTTATTATACCATACTTTTCTTGATTTGTCAAGTACTTATTGAACTTTTCTATTCATCTGAGCTTCGACAATGTTTTCTTTAGTCTCAATCTCCCGTTCCTTTAGGATAAGCTCAGCTACCTTAGCACGGCGCTCAAACTCTCCTTGGTTAGAACCGTCTAAGTTAGCAGACACTGACTGAATAACCTTAGCCCGTAGTTCTTCTGGCATTAGCTGGGCTTCGACCATAGTCTTCTGAGCCTTAGCCATTGCCTCTTGAGCGTCAGCTTGTGACTCTGCTGCTCTAGAGTTAAGTTCGTTAATCTGAGCCTGAACCAGTTGGATCTGAGCCTGCATCTGAGCCTGCTGCATAGCCTGAGCTTCAGGGTTAGGCTGGTTCATCTGGTCTAGGGCTGCTGCCAACTCTTCCTTATTGGACAGACTGGAGCCTTTGATGATACCTTTTAGGACTAACGGCAGTACAGGACTATCAGGACCAAGGGTTTGCAGTAAACCAATGAACTGTTGCTGCTCATACTCTCTAGCTACCATGCCAAGGGTGGAGGCAGGGGTAAACCTGAAATCCTTAGACGGATAACGCTCTGGGTCAAACTGCATATAGCGGTAGGCTACCTTCTTAATCAGAGGGATTAAGAAGTCATCTTGGAAGTTCATCAGCGCCTGCTTGTTCTTCTTGATGATAGAAGACATAGCCAAGGACATAGAAGCACCGCTAGATTCACCAGACGCAACAGAGCGGGTCATAGCTTGACTGTCTAATGTGCCTGTAGCCTGCAACAACATAGTCTCAAATTCTTTAGCAGTCAGAATGTTATTTGCATCTGTAGATCCAAACTTAAACGGGAATAGGATCTCGTTAGGATTACCATTGGTAAGCAGGGTCTTTCCGGGCTGAACCTTGTAAGACACGCCACGGGGTAGCCTTGTAGCATCTGCTGCCATCATAGGGGCCGTAGTCAGTGCTAAAGAGTCCAGATGACTACGGAGTTGGGCATCAATAGCTTTTTGCATATTGTAGCCCTTTTGCACGGTTCCCATACCTACTAACCTGCCTGATACCTTTTCAGGTACATAGGTTACAATAGGGCGATCTTTCATCATGTATGGGTTAGCTTCGGCCTTGAGCAGGTACTGCCCATTGGCAATAACGACTACAGCCTCAACCATGTCTGAATACTTATCTGCATCACTGTCTTCAGGGAATAGGTCTTCTACTTCACCGCCTTCGTTCTCTAGCTGCTCCAGATACTCACGAGGAACTAACCCGTAGTAGCGAAGGACTCGTACCTTATCTTCTTGGTAAAGTGAGTCCAGTTGATTTGGGATGAGATCAGCGTCACTAAACTCAGGACCAATATTAACCTTTCGATAGATCCCATCTTCAATCCCTTTGACTACTTTAAATAAACTTGTATACTCTTCTACAGCTACACCAAGGCAATCATCAATTGTCTCAGAGTTTGGGTCCCAAATAAAGTTACGAGGGTGTACCGACTTAACTGGAACAGATACACGCTCTGCTTCAATTACACCGATAGCTGTCCCAGTTCCATCAGGCATTGGCTGCATTGCTGGTTGTAGTTCAATTGTAGATTTAATCTGTACTTCGGCTACACCAAGACCAAAGACTTCAGCGTTACGGTTAACTTCTGCCCAAGTTTTATCTACTTTATCTTTCTTTAGATCATCGTGAAGCTGACGCTTGACCATCTCAATATCCATTTCTTGCTGGTCTGCAGCATCGTCTTCCATCTCAAAGAACTCACCACGTCCTGTGGTAGCCTCAATAATCTCTGATGTCTTATTTTCTACCGCCTGACGGATAGCTGGGGATACGAGTCTGCTGCGCTCTGAGTCACGAGTCTTGTCCTCATCAGACCATACGCCGTAATAGAGGCGCTCGTACTCATCCCACTTAGCCTGATAGTTTGTATCACGGTATTCTTTCCACCGATCACAATGATCAATAATAAAAGCTACTAGCTCTTTATCTGATTCAGATACTGGGTCTTCTTGAAAGTCACTCATTGCATATCCTCTACTGTACTAGGGAAAGGAGAAACATAATCTAGACGTGCGTCTAAAGCGCCGCCTTCGTTATTAATAAATTCTGTTGGACCAAGCGGACGATTAAATGCAGCCATTGTATCCTTATCTTGTCCCATCGTTGTTGGAAATACTTTACCTTTAGTTTTATCTACTGATCCAGAAGTCTTTGCATAGAAAGGATCTTCAAATCTTAACTGTACGTTACGAGACTCCGCTTCTCCGTATGACTTTAAATAGTCACGGGTAGCTTTTTCTTTGTCAGCTTTAGAAGCTTGGTCCCATGCTTTGTTTGTATATCGTTTTAAAAACTTAGATTTGCTTGTGCCACGTAAGAAATTTTCTACTTGTTGTGCGTAATGCTGAGATTCATGAAGTAGTCCAGAAATAACTGAGACTGGATCTTGATCAATAAATGGCATTGATCCTACGTTTAAATCAATAGTCTGACTATCAAAGTTATAAGCACCAAATGACATTGGCTTGTCTGGTTCATTAATAATACGTACTTCTTTGTTTGCTAGGTCAGGATAAAACTCATATAACTTTGGATGACTTAACAAATCTTGAACCCGATAAGTCTCACCTTCTTCGAGCATATCCGTAGGCAAACGTAGCCTTGCGTCTGTATCTGGAATTTCAAACCTTAACTTATCATCTGGTCCAATACCCATTCCAGTACGGGCTACTTGCTCCTCAAATGTAGCTCCTCGTTTTGCCATGTCCTTGGCTAGCTTCATGCTAGAGTCCATCAATTCCATCTCTTCCTCTGTTGCTTTAGGAAGATAGTTCATTAAAGCTTTCTCGCCTCCAATAATCTCAGGACGTGTAAGCTTAGGAGGCATCTCTTCAAATAAAGCTCTGCCGCCTCTAGTAGAAGCAGCAATGAACTCTTCTGGTATTTCTAGCAGTCCTTGGAATAAACGAGCAATAGCCATGTTAGTATCCTGATACTGTATCTAAAGGTTCGTACTCATCATCTTCAATCATGTCTGTAAACTCTGTGATACCTATCTGATCTATGTAAGCTAAGGCATCAATCAAGTCATCGTGTACTGCGCTGTTAGGGAAGTTAAGAAGCTGGTCTACAAACTGCTTATTCCAATCGCCCCTAACTAACTTAATCCTTCCATGCTCGAAGCGTCCCTGTAAAGCCCATACTATGCGGTCCGTCTTCTTCTTGTTGCCATGTGTCAGTTCTGTCACTGAGATGAAAAACGACTTCTTCTTCATCAAGTCTTGTAGGTACGGGAGTACGGCGTTCCGTGCCATTCCCCGCTCGATACCTACTAGCCGCACATCGTAACTTCTTGCTGTTTCTAATATCTTGTTTGCGGTTTCTTTGATATCCCATCGTCCATACACTATAGTATCTACAAACCATCCATCCAGAGTAACCTTGACTACAGCTATAGCGGTTTCATCTAGATGCTTCTTCTTATTGCTAGCCTGCTTGCTTACATCTTCAAAGCCAGCCAGATCAACAGCGATGTAATACTGACCGTCGCTAGGAGTATCATCGCTATCAACATAATGTATCCATTCGTCTTTAAATAACTCTGAGGACGCTGCCTCGAAACTAGCAAGGTATTCCTGTCTAAAACTGAAGGAAGACATTGACTTCTTTGCGGCCTCAATCTCTTTAGGATCGAGAAGAGGGTTATCAAAAGAAGTAAAGTGAAACGATATCCAGTCTTCATCTTCATCCTTCTGAGCCATCTGGTACAACTCGTAGAAGTGATTCCTGCCCTTTGGGGTTCCAATGAACAGTGCTCCACCCTTTACATCTGACAGTGCTGGCCTAAGAATCTGCTCGAATACTTGAGGCTTCATGTCAGCGTACTCGTCAACTACGACATACGCTAAACCAACACCTCGCATTGTATCTGGACGGTCAGATCCTTTTAGGTAGATCTTCCTGTCGTTTACTAAAGTTATTACCGCCGTATTCTCGTGTACAGTTTTGATAACTTCGTGTCCAAGCTCTTTAAGAACCGTCCACATAATGTCTTT